GGTCCCTCACATAATATAATAGGTAAATCCCAATTAATAAACAATTCAAACGGTATAATATCGCGAGATGTTTCAGGGTTGCGGTACTTGGTGTAAGGATCTTTCTCAAATGATCTCGCGGTAAAATAATTTAATTTACCGGTGCTATCATATGATGGTATAACAATCATATTAGCATATTGCCCTGAATCACAATAGCCTATATTGTATTTGAGAATATCTTGTTTAGTAATGTTTCTCTTCTTAAGATAAGCAAAAGCATGTCTTGCTACAATATCTTTGTTGTTGATAAAGGTTTTAAATTCCTTTGGTAATTCAAGTAAAGTATGTTTTATCTCTCCTATATCTTCAGTAGAGACATTTTTTACAAGTTTAGAAAGTTCTTGAAAGTAGGAAGCATCAACTTGTACTTGTTTAAATAAACTTTTTATAGTTTTGCCTTTTTTACCACAAGCCCAACAAGCCCATTTATTAACACCGTCTTTATTTTCGGTAAAATTAACTTCAAGTTTTGGTTTATGGTGATGGCAAAATGGACAAGTGTATGCTTGATTCCCTCGTGCTGTGCGTTTACCTGTGCCTAAAACACCGTTAACTAAATTGACTAACAGTTCATTTACCATAACCTCAAGATATGATATCTTTTTTAGATATCAAAATCTTTTCGGAAAAACTTACCTAAAATGTTGTCGTTAAAATATAAATCGGGTTCCTCTAAAACTCTATAAACAAATAAAGTTTGTGTTTCGTAATACGTTAAGAGTTTTTTAGTAGGACACATTATTAAAATCTCGCGTTTAAAATTTTCTAATGGTTCAGTTTTTTTAAGTTCAAGTAGTACTTTATTTGAACCCCAATATTTTTTCCAATCAGATTCAGTAATTACCATTTTGTAGGAAGCTCTACGGCCTGCTACACCTTCATACATTGCAAGTTCTTTTTTAGTTAACTTTACTTTTTTGTTATGATAAAGTACTTTTTTACCAATATAAGATTTACCTGAAGGGATATGGGTAATCTTATAGATGAATCCAAATGTGTTATTTGGAAATTGGGAAAAGTCCCCAATTTCTTCTTTTTTATATATCCAATTCATGATTTAGAGATCTAGATTTACTAATATAGAAGTATCAGTAACAGCAGATGTAGGGAGAGGTTGGGCAAGTTTAGCTACAGCTAGTAAGTTATAATTGTTATCATATAAACCTACTGTAGTAACATATGGGGAAAAATAAGAACCTGTTGCAAAATTATATAAAATTCCACTGTTTGAACTTCCTGAGACTATTGTTGGGTTTTGTGAGAAATTAAATTCATTTTCTCGGAGTGTACATTTATATTGTGTTTCGTAAATATTAAACGAAGATGAAAATGAACATGTAATGTTAGATCCGGTTGCTAAACTATTAATTAAATTAACAGTATTAGCTCCATATACTGCACCACCATATGAACCTGAACCATAAGGACCTGTGTAGGAAGAACCATTACTTGTTATGATAATAATACCATGTTCGTAAATTACATCTCCATATTTTAAAGAATTAAAAACCATATTTCCTTCACCATCGTCTTGAATAGTAATATTCCCATTAGAAATTTTTACTGATCCTGGAAGGAGATATTCACCCCAAAGATTAGAGGGGATAGAAAATACACCTATTAATTCATCTGATCCAGTAGGAAAATATCTATTTGGTGGTAAAGTATTAGATAAATAATTATAATAATTTGGAGTATATCCAGCTCCAGTTACAGTACCATCTACATTAAATGATGCTGTTGCTACTGGAGAGCCATTGGGGTTTAAAAGATAATTTGAGTAATAAAGTTCTCTAATTGAACGATATACTAAAATTTGATCTTGGATATTAATAAATCCAGTTGGATAAGAACCAGAAACCCAAAGAGAAGCAGTAACATTTCGTCCAATATATCTATCAATTTCTACGTTTGATGCTGTTAATTCATTTCCTATAAAGGTAAATGATTTATTTACCTCAAAAGGAGATACAATGACATCAGATGTTATAAATGACTTGAATACACTCATTCATTCTTAGAAATCTAGTTTAACTCGTATAAGAGCTTCTTTTGTAAAGTCTTTTAATAATGGACGTGACATTTTAGCAACTGCTAATAAATCATTACTATCATTATATAATCCTACAGTTGTAATATATGTTTGAGGTTGATTAACGAAACTACTATAGATTACTTCACCAGTTGAACCTGAAATAAATGATGGATTTTCTGAATAATTAAATTCTGAGTTTCGTGCTCTAACAAATACATAATCAGAAGTAATTGTTTCTTGAGAATTTAAAGCAAAAAATTTAGATTGACTAATTGCATTATATAATCTAGTAGTATTTAATCCAGCTCCATTATAAGAACGGCTAGGAGCAACTTGAATAGACTGAGAAATTGCTGCTGGGTTTAATAAAATGGTTCCTAGTTCAGGGAATACTAAACCATAAGATCCGGAATTTAAAACATATCCACCAGTAGATAACGTACCTGCTGTACCATTTGAACCTGAAATAAGTTGGTAAACTTGGGTAGCTCCGATAAATGTATTTACTGGGTTATCTAGGGAATTATCTGTTAAATTAATGATACCTCCTGAACCAGAAAGACGAAGATTTAATGAACCAGGGAATAAAGATTGTTTATAATTAGCTCTTTCAATAGAAATTACCCAAAAATTTTCAGTTGTATAAATATTGTTTCCTGTTCCAAAAGTAAAAGAAGCATTTTCATCTTCTAAAATTAATGAACGATATTGTCCATAAACCGTTTTCGTATATGAATTTCCAGGAACAATAGAATTATACCAAGTACTTCCACTTCCTACAGCATCACCATAAGCAACATCAAACTGCACTTGTGCTGTTGAAAGAAGTGAAGAAGTTTGATATACACTTAAATAATAATTTCCAGATGATCCAGCTGCTTGAACTGAAGAGGTATAAAAAGAAGTTAGTACTGGGACTCCAGTGGACCAAAGGGGAGCAGTAATAGAGTCACTACTTACTAAAAAATCTTCAGGGTCAAGTCTTTTAAACGCCATTGTTTAATATTTTATTAGTTTTGATTAATTGTAACAGGAATTGTTAAGCGAGCACCACTATCTAAACCTACAAATGTTAATGTAGCTGTTAATTGAGTATTATTTCCAAATAAAGTATCAACAGTAGTAGCTCTTAAGTTAATTTGAGAACCAATTACAGTAACTGATACATTAGTTCCAAGTGTAGTAGTTGAAGTAACAGATGCATTAGCTGCAGCAGCTGCAGGAGTATTAATTCCAACTCCATTAAATGTATTAAATAGACGAACATCTGAAACTGTACAAGAATAGCCACTTGTTTCATATGTTTGTAAGTTTCCTAAATAATTTAATGTTTGAGGAGTAATTGCAAGTGAAGCTCCTTGTACCAATGTAATTGCAGAGTAACCTAAATCAAGTACAGGTAATTTAGCAGTTCCACGTGGTAAAGTAGCTAATTTATATTTCATGATTTGGGTTTCAATTGGAAACGCTTCAAGTAAAGGCATATTTTGGATTGCTTCACCATAAAATGAAGATCCAGATGGATGAGTTGGATTATATAGTGTATAATCGATTTCATCATCTGCTAAAGCAAATTGTGTAATACGGAATGAACCGTCATTTTTTGCTAAAAGTTCTCTACCTTTATTTGTTAAAATCGCATCAACTGTTACGACTTGGTTATTTAAATATCCCATTGTGTTTTGTTATTGGTGTATTATATGTAATAAATATTGCTAAATCAAGCCTTTTTCGGTTAGGATTAATATAAATTCATCAATTGATTTATCTAATTCAGGGACTACATATTCAGGTCTTACAATATATGGACCACTTGAATTAGTTGGTTTAAATCCTTCCATAATTATTTGAGAAGGATCATCAACATATCTTCTAATCAAAAAATGATCTAAGTTAAATGCTGATGAAGATGCAGATACTGGAAGATCATAGTTGAAATGGACTTCAATAGAACCTGTTGGGGTTAAACGACCAGAACCGCTATCATTAGGACCAAATATTTTTCCTACTTGATAAACAAAATCTTCTTTACCTTCAAATCTAAATTCATCTCCATATTCAATTGACCACGGTAATGAAACTGGATTGAATCCAGATCCAGCTAAATTATTCATTTTAACATCTGGGTTACCGTAGGCTTGAACTAAAGTTGGAACAGATGATGTTATTACATAAGGATAACTACTTGAATCATAATATTGCCATAAAGAATTTACTCCAGGTGCAATAGTAGTACTATAAAGAGGATACTGATTGGTTTTGAATGAAGTATTAGTTTGTAAAATTTTAAATTTACCTTGAAGTGCAAAAGTAGATTCTGCAACCCCAACAGCTAACACATATCTATCATTAGGATTTACAATATTAGTATAATGCGTAATCTCATAAATTCCAACATCATTTGATTGTTTAATTTGATTATCATAAACTTGAGTTGCTACCAGAGTAAATGAAGTCCCTCCTAAAGGGAATTTATAAAGTCTTAAAGTAACAGTATAATTAACTCCAACAGTATTGTATACTGATTGATAAAGACCTGGTAGGGGTCCTGTATTTTGGAATTGTAAATTGACTCTTCCAGTAAAAGTTAAAGATACTCCGTCTAAAGAAGCTTGGGGAGATACTACATACCCATTACTAGATAAATAAGATCCACCAAAAATAGCATTGTTAAAACCAACAGTCTGGAATATTCCATTTGCATCATATAATGTACTATCTGAGGTAAGGCTAAATAAAGCTTGATAGTTATTTGTAGCAAGAGTTGAAGGTACTGTAATATTAGTAAAACTCATGGTTGTATTCCAAGTAATATTTGGAGCATTACCGTATTGAGTGTATAAAATAGGTTCAATTCTAGATCCTCCTCTAATTATATTTCTAAATTGTTGAGATTGGCCTGAGGAGATTGTTTTTGAGCTAATAAGAATTTTTTCATTAGTTTCAAAGTTTCCTTTATTTTCAAATAATGAAAATTCAGATACATCAGGTATTACAATACTACCATCCGATTTAATTAAATATTGAACATCAATAGCAGAAGCATTTTCTCTTTCAGGGGGCCATCCACTAATGTTACTGCAATAAGCAACAGCAGTTTTTAAACTTTCTACAGTTGGAGTTTTTCCATAAGTACCTTCATCGCCGGGGGTCCATTGATTTAATACTTGAGAAGTTGATTTTACACCATTATAACGTGGGTTAATAACACGTTTTGAAGTATAATTTGAATCTTGAACAGCTGCTTTTAAAGCACTACCACTAATAATTAAATCAAAATTTGTTGGAGTTGTTATACCTGGGTAGTAATCAATATCTTCATAAATGGTACTTAAACGATCAATCAATATATTATTAATTGTAGGATTGAAAGGTGAATTATAAAAGTTTGGTGGAAAATATGAATTTGGAGGATAATTTAAAAATGGATTAAATGTTGGAGTAGTATTATTAACTATTCCTTGTTGATCTGTCCAGTTAGATGTAAATGAAGGTGTTGTAGGTGGGTTAAAAATAAAATAAGTTGCTTGAGTTTGAGGAAAATATGATAAATTAATTCTCCAAACTGAAGGGGACGTTGGAACTACTGAAGTTATAACTCCAGTTAATGATGTAAATGTATATGGATAGGCTACAGGTCCTGGGGTAACTTCAATGTATCCAAATATATCAAAATTAAATATATCTCCTGCTCCTAAATTAGATAAAGCAGTTTCAATACTATCCCCATTTAAATCAATTTCATTTATGTAAATAGTAGACACATATAATGAAAAATTAGAACCATTATATCCTATATCAGACTGCCAATTTAATACTCCTGGACCAGGATTAGGATTATTAGAGCCTGAAGTGTCATATAAAAGAACTTGAGTAGGGGGGTATTTATAAGGATTATCAGGATTTAATTCTCCATCTGTAACCTCTATATACGACCCACTAAATTCTCCATCATAAAATTCATCTTGAGCATCATGTATTGTTACTGCTGATCCTGAGGGGGTAATTATATTTTCTATCCAACTTTGGGTAATAAAATATATATTTTCAGGTCCAGTTCCATTTGGTCCATAAGGTGAAGTATCAACCCCATTAAACATTTCAAATGTACCTCCGGTACCACCACTAAAATTTTCTACGGTTCCAGGATTATAATCATTCCACTGTGGAGCTAATGTACCTGAAACTATAATATTTTGAAAGGTAAAGGGGACATTATTTTTAGAACCACTAGTTTGGTAAGCTATTGTTGAATAAGTATCAACTTGGGGTTGTGGATATTTATTTCTTTCGAGTAAATGTTGTTTAATAACAACTCCAGAAGCAAGACTTGTACGTGCAGGTACAAAGTCTTTAATCATTTTAAATAATGAATTATCAAAAAATTTAATTAAACGAATAAAATCATTTAAATCATAATTTTTAATATATTTTTCAAAATATTCATTACGTAAAGTATCTAAAGCAGGGTATGAAGTAGCTGAGGAGGAACGTAAACGTGGGTCACCTATAAATTCACCTATATTAAAATAACCAATTTGATCCATGATATCTTGGTTAATTTCATCTTGAGGTGAAAATGCTACTTCAAGTAAATTAGTATTAGCTGTATAGCTTTGACTAACAGCTAAATTTTGTGATAATGATCTAAAAGGAGATAAAGTATTACCAAAAGGATAAACTCCATCCTCAATTCTAATCTTATCAGAAACTGCATTTTTAATACCTGCCGCTACTTGATCATAAAAGAAATATTCAGTATTAGGTACAAATGTTGGAGAAATACCAAAAACAAAATCACTATTTCCAACAAATGAACTAGTATTAATCCAAGAACCTGTAACTTTAGGATGAATTGAAACAGATCCAGTATATAATTCTCCTCCTAAAGAAGCTCTAAATAAAAGTTCATTTGGAGATGAATTTAAATAATTTCCTTCAATTGAATAAGGATTCATTATGTAATCCTTAAATGTACTTTCACTTAAAGGAGAAGTAAAATATCTTACTTCTTGAAGTGACCCAGAAAATGCTTTATATATGTTACTATTTATAGTATTAGGTCCTAAAGCAAAATATGAAATTCCATATGATATCCATGGAATGGTATCTCCAAATGCCGATGAAGTTTCATAAAAACCTAAAGCAGTTCCATTATCTCCTCCTTCATATATTTTATTTCCTGCATAAAGAGTATAAATACTGTTTCCTGCTATTTCAGGAGATTTATTAACCATTACAGACCACCATCCCCCATCATAAAATGGAAGATAAATACTAGCTGATATTGTTGGGTTGGATGTATAGTCAGGGTAAAGTTCTAGATATGCATATTGATTATAAGGATCAGGAACAGATCCTGAATAGGAACTACTTACATATCCTGTTCCGTCATAACGTAAAGTTAAATAGACTCTATTATCATCTATTTGCCATAGTGACTGATAATTTATACTAGCAGTATCAAATGGGAGTCCATTTGTTTTAAATCTAAATGAAATAGATTCAGGAACACCATCATTAGTAGTCCAAGATCCATTTATAGGAGCCCAAGTAGAAGAGACATAATTACTCCCTGTTGTATAAAAAGCATAATTAAATGTATCTTCCCAATAATCCCAATCATTTACATTTGATTTATCTTTACCTCCAAATTCATTAATCCTTAATACAGTATCAGGAATACCATATGAAGTAATTAAAGCGCGCAGGCCAGGTAATGTACCTTTTGCTTTCAATAGGTATGGTAAATTATGATAAATTCGTTTATATAACGACTTATTTACGTCGTCTAACGGTATATAATCATTAGAAGCAGATATTAAAGTATCAACATATTCAAATCCACTAGGAGTAGGAAGTGAACCTGTAATATTTGGGAATGGGAATAAAGCACCTTCAGGAGTTAAACCTAAAAATGCAGTATATAAATCATTATTAGAAAAATTGTTTTGATATAATTTAATTCCAAAATCACGAATAGCATCTGCAACTATATCTTTTGAAATACCATATTCTAAACGGTTATCAGCATTATATTTTTCAGTAATATCTTTATAATAAATCCAAATATTATCGTAATGTTGTGCAACCATTTCAATAAACAATTCATATGGTTGATTTTGAGGATCATCTCTTAAATATTCTGGGATAGTATAAAGAAGGTTATCTTTATTTCCATTATCAAATTCGGAGGCAGATAAGATTAAACCTCCATAATATGGACTAGCTTCATTAGTACTTCCTAACCAAGTTAATACTTGACTACTAGTAGAAGGATAAAGTAAATATGGTTGTTCTGTTGTTAATTTAGGATAAGATACTGATCCTGATGAGTAATAAAGATAATATTCATATCCATCAAAGTTTTGAATTATATTATTAATTAAATTATCGTAATAAGCTATACTACTAGATGGATTTGTATTAGGAGAAGTAGAATTAAGAATAACAATAGATGAACTATATTGTTCTAATAGAACTACTTTACTATAAAAATTTTCTAATCTAGTTTGAGCAGAACTAAAATGAATATAATTTGAAAAATTAGAATAATCAATGTTAATGTCTATTTCTTTTTCTTCAAATAAACTATTTAATTGGAGTAGAGAACTAGTTAAAGAAGTATTTACTAAATCTAAATAAGATAAAGATATTGTAGAATTATTAATTTGATCTTTTATAGAAATATTAAAATTAGGACCATTTAAAGGAACAGTATCTACTACAATAATTGGTTCTTCTATTTCATTTACTTGATATGCTATAGGTTCTTCTACAAGAGTAACAACCCATAACGGAGAATTAATAGTAAATTCTTCAGGTAAAGCTTCATATAACTTAACTAATATAGTTGGATTATTAGGATCTTGATCATCAAGCTGAACATTATTAGCAATTACTAATTGATTTTCTCCAAAATTAAGGTAAAAATCAAGAAAATAAGGGCTATTTTCTCTTTTTTGTATTAAATTAGAAGTTTGTTCTAATATATCTAAAGTAGTTAAACTTGTACTATCTAATCTAACTTCAGTTCTATCTGAGGAAATTTCAGATATATAAAGCTCTTGAAGATTAGATCCTATTTCTTTTTGAAGAAAATTATAATATGAAATATATTGTCCTAAAGTAGTTCCATTAGGAAATAAATTTGCTGAAGATGAAACATTAATGTTTATAGTAACAATATTTCCATTAGTCCCTGGAGATTGTCCATTATTTAAAACAGTATAATTATTAAAATTATAATTTGAAGAAATTAATTCTGAGTTGAGAGTATAGATAAAATTCTCTATATAACTTCCAGAATCTAAATAAGTATTAACCTCTACAGAAGTTATTAAAGATGTTTCCTGAGGAGAATATTCCTGGAAAGAAAATGCATTTGGGTCTATTTGAAAAATTTCTACTGCCATTATTGTAGATTTCCGGTTTGTAATTCTACTATTTGTTTTTGGGCATCAAGTAGATTTATTCTTAATTGAGCAATTTCAGCTTGTAAAGCAATTATTTCTTCTTGATTTGCATCAAAATTAATATATTCACTACTTGTTTTAATTAAATATTCATGTGAATTAGTTTCACCTAACTCAGGTATATTATAAAAAAGTTCATTATAAAGAGCAAAAAATTGGTTTACTGTTGGTTGAACAGCAATTTGCTCTTGGATAGTTTGGACACCAAGTTCTTTAAAAGAAGTATCTATAATTTTAGAATATTGTTCTTTATTAAATACTTGTTTTTGAAAATTTACACTTTCACTCATCCGTTAATTACTTTAAAATAGTAATGATCATCAAAAATTTTAGTAGAACCTTGAATGATAGTTTTAATTAAAATTTTATAATACCTTTCAGGTTCTAAACCACTCATGTATATGTCAAAATAATTACCAGTTGAATCGGAACTAATTTGAGTATAATTGTCGTCGAAGTTAATAACATATTCATTAGTATCCAAGTCTTTTACAGCATAATATGAAGCAGTTGGTAAATAATTTAAATCAGTGTATAAAGAAGATGTTTGATATGCTCTTGCTGGGTATAAAGGACTTACGTTAACATAAAATCTATTTATACTTTCAGGGAAGAAAACACCTGGGTTTTCAGCAAGTGACATTTTAAGGTTAGAAGTTGAAACAATACTTCCAGTAGCTGACCCAGTTAATACAGTTGAATAGTCTCTCCATCTAAATTCTAAAGTTGGAGGATAAATAGTATTTGTATCAACACTATAATATTTAAATATAGGTTGAACAAATTGATTAGGATTAAATTCTTGAGACCCAGTAAGTTTAACTATAAATCCATAATTAGGAATAGATTCACCTATCCAAGCATCTACAATGTTAGTTACTTTAGCTTCAATATCTTTAGGACTTCTTAAACTAAATGATATATTAATAGACCCACTAGAATATGCTGTAGCTACATATCCTGGAAGAACATATCCTACTACTACATAAAGACTTCCGGAAGCATCAGTAAACCAATTTCCACCACCAACACCGCCACAAATATTACTATATGAACTAGTATAAAAAGCATCACCATTGATACTAGAATAGACACCTGAGGGGCTCCAAGGGCCTGATCCACTATAATTAGCATAAGCCCAAGAAACTCCATCTTGTTCAGCAGGATTATCTAAATAATATCCTGTACCATTATTCCAAGCTTGAGCTACTGGGAGTAATTCTAAAAAGGTATTTTGGTTAAGGCCTTGAGCTTCAGCAATAAAATTTTTAAAATATACTTCATAAGAATTAGTTCCTATTTTATTAGAGTATATATCTAAAATTTCTTCTTGATCAAATTGAATTAAATAGCGGGCGACTTCAGGATCACCAGAAATTCCGAGTTTATTAGATACTTCTAAGATAGCATCTAATCCTGTATTTGCTGTTGGATTAGAACAATATAAAGTTGCATCCTGTGTGGGGAATATTTTATATACAGCCATTTATATATTTTATTATAAATATGGCGTTATAAAGGAACTACTTTGCCTTTTATGTCGGTTATTGGGTATTTAACTTCAAAAATACTAGGATCTTGAGAAGGATATATTACTTGATTTTGAGTAGCACCTATTATATCATATGCATATTGTGAATATCCTAAAGTAGTTCCTGCTTTATTTGATATAGAAACATTTTTTACTGTTTGTACTCCTTTAATTCTATCCAATAATATATATAAATCTCTTAAAAGAATAGGTTGATTAATTTGCCAATTATTAATATTAAAATAGTTTTGAAGAGCAGTAATACATGCTAATAATACCTCATTATTATTATATTCAGGTAAAACTATAATTTCAAAATCAACACCAATATTAATGATAAATGCATCTCTAATTTCAATATTATCACCAATCATTCTATATTGGGATAAATAAGTACGTAAATTATTTTTTAAAGTTTCAGTAGGATAATCTAATAATCCTTGAGAATTTAGAGATAAAACATACAAATTAAGAGTTTCAATAGTTGAAACTTGATTATCTGTTAATTTAGGTTGTTCAATATATGCTTTAGAAACAGCACCATAATTAGAGGGCATACTTAAAGCTCGAATTAAATAATCATCTGCTGTAACTGAACGTTTTTGGGATGCTATAAGGGCTAAAGTATTTTGGCGGATTTCTTCTATTGAATCTCCTCCTTTTCCTCCACTAGCAGCTTGAGAATTATTTGAAGCTAATGAAGTAAAGATATAATTTGCAGTATTAGGGGTTAAGTTTATTTGGTTAAATTTAATATTAGAAGTATCTAATACTGTTAATGTATTAGCATTTGCATTTGATCCTACTCCTCCACCTGTCAAATATCTTACTGTTAAAGTAGTATTTGAAGGTGCAATACCATAAGTATCAGTAAATAAAAAGTTTACAGGGGAATAAGCAGCTGTTAATTTATCTTTTTCAAATGGTAAACCAAGTCCTACATTATCAGCGTTTGGAGTAATTTCTTCATTAATGTTAGATGGATTTCCAACCCCAAATTGAAGTTGAATAGTTGAATTATCTAATATTCGAGTAGCAAATCTTCGAGCAACTTTTTTAAGACGAAGAAGATAAGGAGTATCATCAGTTTTATTAGGATCATTTATGTTAGTATTTTTAATAGTGTCAAATACCATTTCTTGACCTAAATGATCTACTTCATACCAAACATTACCATCGGCATCAATAACATCTAAAATTTTAAGAAAATTACTATCGCTTATATTTACTGTACTAAAAGGAACAGGTGCATTAAAATCAAAAGTTACAGCATTGATAGTAGCAGAAACTGCATTTCTAGTTTTTTTAAGAAGATAATATTGTGGTATTGGACCTGAAATTTGATAAATGGAAATTTCTGTTGGGTCTTGAGAACTTGATATAGAAAAATCAATTTTATCTTCTATAATAAATGAAGCACCGTTAATAGAAGAAACTGTTGTGCTTTCTGGGATTGTTAAAGTGTAAGTAAAATCAGGGAAATATTCAGTTCCTATTTGTATTGCTGGGAGTTGTTGGTAAAAATCAAGAGTTACTTGAGCGGCTGTTGAAATGTTTGGTTTATATCCAAACATATATGCTAATTCAAATACATTATTTGTTTGTTGAGCATATTGAGTAAATGTTTCTTGAAATTGATTATCTAAATAAAAACTTAAAACATCCCCTACATATGCAGCTTGTTCCATAAACATCATACCAGGTGATGCTGGGGAAAAGTCATTATATGTTTGAGGGAAATATGTTTGAGCATACTGTATTAAACGTGTTCTAAAATCTGAAAAGTCACGGTTAATATATTTTATATCTCTATTTGTTGTAGCCATTTTTAAAATTGAATTACTAAAGTATCGTATACTGAGGTGTTTATAATAGAATATTTAAGAGTAACATTAATAGTATTTGAATCAGGGTTACCAGTAACTATTAAGTCTTCAACTATTACATTAGGAAAATATAAAGTAAGTTTTTGATTTATATCTTCTCTTAAAAAATTTAAATTATCTAGTGTAATTTGTTCAAATATAAATGCTCTTAAACCACCTCCAAAGGTTGGATTTAAAACTCTTTCTCCTGGGTTGGTTAAAAAGAAATTAATTAAATTATTTTTAATTGCATCCTTTGTTTGATAATTTGAAATAAAAACAGCCTGACCACTAAAAGGAAGATTGACCCCAACTGCAACACTTGCATCAAAATCTATAGGTGCTATTTGTTGAGGACTAAATGCCATTATTTATTATTTAATAAATTCATTATTTGATCCATTCCTACTTCACCGGCACCCAAATTACCATTTACAGGATCACTTACTTGTGGTCTAAATGGAACTGCATCTTGCGAAGTAAAACTCATAGCAGTTTCACCTAACACATCAGCATATTTTGATCTTAGATCCATTGTTGGTTGGGTAAATGTAGGTTTAGGGGCATCTATAGTTTGAATAGATTCTTTTACGATTGTTTTTGGTGAACGAACTGCTTCCAAAAGAATATCTTTTAATTCCTCTTGGATTGCCTCTCGTACAGCTTCTTTAATTAATTTTTTTAATCCGTCGGTTTTCATATGGTTATAAATATTAAATTAATCAGCTTTTAAATTGTTTTGCTGGATATAAAATACTAGTTCATCTATTAATATTTGGTCAATTGAACTAAATGACCATTCTCCTTTTAACATAACAACATTTTGTTTATTAGTTGCTATAGCCCTTCTACGTTTTAAAGAATTTGTTGTTGGTTCTGTTTCAACACCTATTGTAAATCCATTCACATTTGTAACTACAGGAGATAATTGAGTTGATTGTTGAATAGTTAAAGCAGTTAATTCTAATGATATTTGTTCTTGATCTGCTTCAGGATAACATTTTTGTACTAATTTATCAAGTAAATTAAGTAATTGTATAGCTTGAGTTAATACTTGACGTAAAATAAGTAATATAGATAATACACCAGCATTGACTGATTTTAATCGATCAATATTTTTACTTAGAAATCTATTAATTCCTGGTGGGAATGGATTAAGGAATGTTGGGGTATTTTCTGCGGTAAAAAAGGTAGTATCTAATAAAGTAATAATACCTTGAGTAATACCTAATTGGATAGTTGTTGCATCAATTATTTTTAAACTATTACTTAATTGCTTAACTAGTTTATTTTTACGATTAATTAAATTGGTTAATTTATCTTGTGATGGACAAATAGATTGATCTAAAAGTTTAGGTAATTGTTCAACTGAATAATTTGAAACTTGGGTTAAACCAAACTCAGCAATCATAGTTAATACAGCAGGTATTAAAGTATTTTTTAAAATATTAACTTGATTAGATAATTTTTCTTCAGCATAATATGAAATATCTTTTTTATCTTTAGAAATTTCTTTAATTTGATCTTTACTTAATTGGGTAGATTTTATTTTTTCTTGATTTAAAGAAGAAACTACAGGTTGTAATTGTAAAACTCCTAAATCTGTTTTTAAAGTATTATCTCCTTTATATAAAGGAGGTTCTATAAATTGGTACCCCTGGGCGCTTACAGTCATGGATAAACTTCCACTTTCAGAAATATTCCCAGTAATAGTAAAATTACCATTAACATCAGTAGATGTAAATTTTAAAGGTGAAATTTTTACTTTAGCTCCTTTAATTGGATCTTGTGATTGTTCGTTTACAACCGTTCCTTTTATAGAATAAATCATGCTGTTTTAACAATTTTAGATTTAACACTATCGATTTGATTGTAAACATTATTAAAAACTTGTAAAGCTGAATTAGCAGTTGTTAATACAACTGGGTTAGGTACAGGGGCACCACTAGGCCAATCTTGAATTACTTTTAAAGCTTCAGCAATATTTTGTAACTCAGTAATTAATATTTTTAAATATTCTACAGTTTCATCTCCTTTTAAAACAGATTGATTTGCATTTTTATTTCCTAAACGAGTTAATTTACTAGCAATATTTATTTCACTAGTAGATTCTATATTTACACTCCCATTTGAAGATAAACCAACTGAGGTTTGTCCACTAATTAATACACTATCAGTTTTAGCATTAATAACAACTCTATCGGAATTAAGAATTAATTGAGGATTAATATATTGGGATGGAGTGGTAGGGGGTGTAGTATAAGAAACAAAATTTTCATTTGCTATACTAAATGGAATTTTTTGATAAGAAGTTAAATAAATTGAAGATAAATCTTTATTTATATCTTCAGTTATAGGTTCAGCTCCAAAATTACTTACATTTGGGTTTTGACCATTTCTTAAAATAGTAATAGGATCCCCATTATTACCTGTAGTAGACCAAGGATTATTTATACTCCCAGTTGTTTTAGTTGTAGAACTAAATCTAACACTTTGACCCCATCTACCTTCATATATTACATCCCCAATGTAAGGTAATAGAGGATGAATGTCTCCTTTTTCTACAAAACTACTATTTGGGTCTAAATTAATAGGATTATTATCTACTACATTATATGCTCCATTTTCAATTTGAGAATAATTAAGTTGTTGAGAGGGGGGTAATGTTTGTTTTGAAGTAGCTGATGGGTTTGGGTTAATATTAACAGATGCTATTCCGTACATTGATAAAGGAGAATCATACACATATTGTCCTCCAAAAGAATTAGGTGCTACTATATACCTAACCCAAACATATTCATTTACTAGTGGAACTATAGTTTTATAAGGATCTGAAGGGGTAATGTTAGTGATGATTTTAGAAGGAGATATAGCATTAGCATTAACTACTTCACCTGAGATACTTCCTATAGCATTTGGGGGTAAAGATGGGTCAAGATTTACTTTGGTTACTCTTACTAAAAAAGAGGTTTTATTACCTGAAGAAGATTGGGTTCCTTTATTTGAGGAAGCCTTATTAACCATTGAAGGAAATCCAAATTTACCGTATGCCATTAATCTTTAGGATTAAATTTTTTAACTTCAGATAACAATTGTGCTTTTTCTTCTTCAGTCATTCCAAATCCATCCTCTTCTGATTTACCAGTAGCAAGAGCACGTTGAATGATTGTAGCCATTTTAATTAACTGTTCATCATTTTTGATACCTAGTTCCATATATTCCTTAATTAAAGGAACAATCAAAGTAGCATCACCGATATCATTGATAAGTGGTTTTAATTCACCTATCAAAGCTGTAATTTGGGTCTCTTTTTTCTTTTGGTTTTCGTAAATTTCCTTAAGAATGTCCGAGAATTTTTTCTTACCAAATACGTTTGATTCTAAATTACTCATATGTATTGTTTTTTATAAATATAAACAACTACTAGAGTTGGAAACTCATATATCCTTCCTCTAGATAGAATAGGTAATTTTTCTTAAATACGTCGTATAATATACCTGCTATTTTAGTAATTTTGGGAGTTTTGGCATCTGGGATCATTTCGTGTATGTAAATGTAAAGTGCCTTTTTATTGAATACATCTATACTATCTCGTTTTCTAAACAGCTCTAAAACCGCATCCGCAATTTTCGCGTCATATTCTTTAGGGAAGATTTCGTATAAATTAAAGCTGACGAATTCAACATATTCGTCCATAAAATGAGATAATCGATCATCTGAATTATTTGGTTCAATAGTATATGTGTGGTCTGAATCATCTTTAGATAATTCGTCTACTGAAACCTTACTAATTTTACTTTTGTAATTTTTTTCATTATATAAAATACACCATCGTTTTACAATAGTACCAAAGTAAGAATACGCTTTAGCTCCATTCTGGGGGTTAAATAAGTGAATTTTAGATAAAAGAAATACTATAATCTCATGTTGCAAATGTTCTAAATTTTCCACTTCAGTATGGTAAAATTTAAACGTATGGATTATATTCTGGGTTAATTTGAAAAATGCATAATGAATACGGTCTTCATAAATTTTACTTTTTAATACAGGATTGACTGTGTTATTATATAACACGATCGCATCCTCAGTATCTTGAGTAAAGTAATTTTTACTTCCCGGTTTTTTAGGCATTTTAACTGAACTTTCTAAGGTTGAATTCATTGAGGATTTCTTGAATTTTTAAAATTGATTGAAATATAACCCCAACTTCATCATCTTTTTCAAACACACCTCCACGATCTAGTTCTTTTAATTTTTTATCTGAGATTTCGATTGTGCGAGATAAACGGTCTAAATATACTAGATACCCTGAAAGTACGTCTTCTTGTCTTTCTACTTTACGCATAAGGTTAAAAGTCGTGAATCCTAAGATCACGACTAAAACTGCTAAAATGCTAATTATTACTATCGTCATAAGCTATCAAATATATTTTTTAAACCTTCACTTTTAAACGTGCCTAAAGCTTTTGTTTTGGTTGATGTCTTTTTGGACATGTTGGGTTTATTCCCTAATGTAAAATTCCCTTTTCCGGCATCCACGGACTTTTTACCTTCTTTTAATTTAGGCAACCATTCACGTTCAAATTCGATACGTGCTGCCATTAAATCCGCTTGGTGGATAATGAATGGAAGTGATGTTCTTGGTTTTTGCTCTGGCATAAACGCCATTAAATATTTCTTATTTGCCTCATCATACAGACCATCATGCGTCTGAATAGCAATCATTTCATTAAATGTATACTGGATACTATGTGATTGGAGCATAAATAATCCTCTATCGGGGACTGA